TGCATTAAGGCCTTCTAAATCTGTATTGATAATTGCTTTAGAGTAATTATCTCTAATGATATCATTTCTATTTTCTATTGTTGTTGTAGAATTATTCATATTATGATGCCAAAGCAATTGCCCTAAAATCTCTAATGGATGGAACTTTTGTCGAAGAAGAACTATACATACAAACCTTGATAGCAAAAGTTTTTATAGAACTGTCAAATGCACTACTCAAAGAAAAAGTAACATCATTAAAATCATAGTCATTTGCAGAATCAGGAATAGTAGAATCTTCTGTCATCTGAGTATATGCTACTTCTTCAAACGGAGTATCATCTTCCGTTCCAAGAGGTTTGATGAATACTTGAACAGTTGCCTCTGCCGGTTTATTTACTGCCAATAATACTTTAAAGTTGTTAGATTCAAATCCATCCGCTAGAGTAACTCTTCTTGTGATGTATCTCGCCGCGGCACCTTCTCTTAGTGTTGGGTTATCACTCCCCGGTGTATCACCATATAAAGTACCATCCGAAGAATGTGCATTTGCATCCAATTCACCATTTATAGATGTGTTTGTACTTGAATTGACAAGGTTATTAACACTTATAAATTCTAATCTTTTTGAATCCATCATAGGAGATACCCAAAAATCTGTAGTGGTTAATGTTGAATTTAATTTAAATGCATTTGTATCAACTGTACTTGCCATAGATTTAGGGTCTGCAAGATAAATGTTTTCATTATTAATTATAGATTCTCCTACAAGACCACCAAGGTCAAAATTATGATTTATTAATGTATTTTTTGCCGTGTATTCTCCCGAATTAATTTTCAATACATCTGTGATTAAAGATGAAGCAGTAACTTCCCTCGCATATTCGTCAGAAGGAATTTCAAAAGAAGCACTTCCTTCTGTAGTAAAACTACAATTATTAAGTTTAAATTTCAATGCCTTATTTGTATTTGGCACAGAAATTCCAGTGTTTTGGGGAGTGAACAAAGTACCGTTGTGTGGTTGTTCAGAAATCACAACCCCAGTATCTAATACTGTTTGTCCTAGTTCTGCCATATAAAGTTTATATGAATCACTACTACTTCTTACACATATAGAATATTCTCCCGGAGCCATATATACTGGACTATCGAATGTAAATCTAGTATATGTTTCTTCGTTAGGATAATCCGAACGAACTTCACTCGAATCTGGAATTAATGAAACTGTTGAGAATGGTAAAGATTGCGACAAGTGTGGATACCCACCAATTGTTGGTCTTATCTCTACAGTAACTGGAACATTTTCATCTATACTTTGGAAGAATAAATCAAGACTGTGAATATATGCACCGTTTGCATATGTATTTCTATCAACAGTCGTTGTTTGTGAAAGAGGGTCCAACCAAAGACTATTTGTACTTGTATTGATATATCTTTCTCGGTCAAATGCATCTCTCATAATAGATTCATCATTTACAACTTGTCTTTTGCTAACGATTGGTCTAGTTGATATTAAATCACCCTCTATTTGTGAAGAAATACCAGTTGCATAATAAACACCATCTGCGGCCGTTGTTGTTTCAGAAAGAGTGTTCGATGAACTGTCTGTAAATCTTAATATTCTTTCTCCTGTTCTATAAGTTGATGCAGGAACAGAGAAGAATGCATCTATAACTTTACCTTCAGAATCAGTATGTATTTCCCCACCAGAAGCACCAACACCCGCGCTCACACCACAATAACTACTTACATCATCTCCTTCAAAGAAAGGATATATTCTCGCATATGGTTTCATTCCATACACACTTAATGTGAGGGTTTTTGCCCTAGCATATGATACAACACTAACATCCACAATTTTATTATTTACAATTTTTTCTAATCTCTCTGGCAATTTTCTTACTCTAATTCCAGAACGACCTTCATTAGTTTTTTGTGTTTCTGTTGAGCGAATCGCAGACGACTCTGCCAATTTAATTCTACTCTCTATATTAGATGCTGTAGAACCTGTACTGAATGCATCTAGGTAATCTCTACCTCTATTATTATAGAGGTCATTTTTTGTAACTGTTCTACCAGACCACATGACTTCCCAATCATTCCATTGAGTTCCAAATCCATATCCACTACTTTCGTTATTGACTTTCCATCTATCGTTTTCACCTTGAGTGTTAATTTTAACTATAGGCTGATTTGTTTGGTCATACCATTCATCAAACGGGTCATTAAATTTAACATGTCCCATAAAAGAAGGAATACTAAATGGATTTACTGAAACATTTCCACTTGCTAGACTTTGCCACACAAAAGAATTGTTTACACCGTATGCCAAAGATACCACGCCAGCAGGGGACATAGTAATACCAGAATCATTTGATGTCATTTCTAATTTCAAAGAGTTGCTGGTAAATGGAGGCCTACAATGACCATTTTCATAATCAATAGAACAGACATAATCTGCATTTAAAACATCACCAACAGAGTGTCCTCTAAAAGCATCTACCATGATACCATTTTTAAATATATCATTACCAGAAGAATCTAATATTGACCTTCCTTCGGTTTCTTGTTCAAGAAGAGAAAGACTGGTATAATATTCTAAGTTTTCAACTCTCTTTTCTATTGAACCGATATCACGCATAGTATATCGTTTATTTTCTATAACTTTTGAAGTGATATCACCAACATTATATGTGTAAGACGGAACAGTTAAAACATACAATGTCATTGCATCATCACGGTCTGGCGGTTCTTGAGGATTTAAAGAAGGAATGCCTCTTATTACATCAAATTGTCTTTCTTTTGTAAGAATAATTTTATCTATTCTGGATAGATGATATTCATAATCCACCAATGCATTAGAGGCAGACGGTTTTGGTATTAAACCAAGAGGGTTGATTGTATTATCCGACTGAACCGTTCCACGGAAGTCTATACAATTTCTTAAAGAATAACTCTTACCTGTATTTGGACTTGTATATATTGGAATATTATCGAATGAAATTCCTGTAGTATGGTTGTAAGAATTTACAATAAATGGTCCTACACCATCACTATGATTAAATCTAGAATATGTTACCAATAAATTGATATCACCAGTCATAGCACCGCCACCAGTACCCCATGATGGATTTAAGTATACTCTACCATAATCATAGTAATTATCTCTTTGTCCATTATCAAGTAAAAAGGCTTCCTTCAAGTCAGTACCAGAAATTCCTAATCTAGTTGCACTAGTGCCATCTCCTCTATCAGTAATAGATTCTATATCATAAATGTCATGGTGGTCCAATGTAATATGGTACGAACCAGTCGAACCCGACAAACCAGAAGCATTTCCGTTTGCACCAAAAATCCATTCAGAAGTATTGTCCCCATCCTCAGAAGTTTGTATAAATGTTTTTGTTCTGTGTAAGAAAGGACTACCCACATTTAGAGTAGCAGTTAATGAATAATTACCTACAGGAAGATTTCCAGCACCACCGTCTGCAACACCAATATTTAATGTTGAAGTGTCTGTAGAAAGAACTTCAAAACGGATGGAGTCTGTGAGAATCCGTTCACCTGTTATTCCGTGCGATGCATCACCACCACCTTTACATACTAACAGGTATTTTGAAAATTTCTCTGAGGGGTTAAGTATTCCATATGAAGCCGCGGCGAAGGATAAAGAGTTATCTCCCGAATCTAGGTTAACCTGATTTGATGCAGTAGTCTGAGAAATATTAAAAGTTTTAAGTATGGTATAGGTTAAATCACTTACATTATTTACAGAGTTTCCAATTGGAACAGGAAAAATTGAAGAATTGTAAATTGGTTCAAACAGTGCAGTACCGTTTGCATTTGTTCCTCCAGTTGCAACAACAAATCCTGCTGTAAGACTACCAGAACCTAATGTAGTTCCTCCGCCAAACTTTACAACATTACCAAAAGCAGTAATTCCACCCAACTGAACATCAAACAAATACATTTTGTAGGTTTGGTCATCGCCAGTCATAGAATCGCCATAACTGCCCCAGTCATTCAACTGTTCAAACATTCTTACTCTAGCAGTACCAGTGGCGCCACTTGGGTCTTCCAACCTAATCTTTGGATAGTCTGATGCCGGGAATCCACCAGTCATTGCTCCAGCACCACCTGTTCCTGCAACACCCTTCGCGCCTGCTGTTGTGCCGCTTTTAACTTTTACATATTGTCCAAATTTAATCGAACCCATAGGTTGGGAAGCAACACTATCTGCTGAACGACCCTTATCAACTAAAACATATTGAGTACCTTGAGTTTCTAGTTCATAACCAAAAACATATGCTTTACCAGATTCCAATCCAACAGCAACTGAACCAGACTTTCCGCCTGCTCCTTCACTATACACTCCACCCAAAGTATCTAATGATTCTCTTATATCAATTTCAAAGGGTTTTACTGTATATGAACCAGACTCGTCATGAGTTCTTCTTGCAAGAGTTTTTTCAATTTCTGAATAATCACTGTATTCTTTTTTAAGTTGAACTGCACCATCGACAAATCTGACAATTTCAAAAAAGTTTACATCACCAAAAGCAGTAGAACCGGCGGTCGCATGATTCTCGAAATTTTTAAAATCAACTTTTAAATCAATCTTATATCTGTCTGCGCCAGGAGCATTAAAGTTATATGCGCCAGATGCGGGGTCACGCAAAGTATAATCATCAGTTGCAGATATAATTGATTTTTCTGTAGTAAATCCTATTCTACTTGTCGGAGAAGAAAAGTTTCTGATATTTAAACTTGCTCCTGTTAAACCATAAGGAGAAACGGATTGAATATCATTTTTTACAAAAAACCCATCAACAAAGAAAACACCATCATTTATTGTTGTGAGTTTAGCAGTTCCAGTTACACCATCATAATTCAATGCATCTGTAGAATCTACATTATTTCGGTCAGCAATCCGTGCTTTGTATACATTACTACCACAAATTCCCTTTACAACTTCAGCATCTGCAAATTGGTCTGCACCTCCACTACCACCACTTATATATTGGACACATAAAATATAATAATCATCATTTGTTGATATGTCTGAAGTAATACCATGAAGAACTTTTGCTCTTCTAGTGTCATCGGAAGTTCCAGAATCTATAACCAAATCAGTTCCATAAAAATTGGTTACATCAATTTCTCCTGTTTCTTCATCGGGGTTGTCCTTCTTAAATCTTATAAAAGAAACATCTTGATTAGAAATTTCTCCACCAATTACTCTTGACCCATTATTTAATATATGGTCACCAAACCTCTGCATTTGGTTTTGTATTACTGTTTGAAGTTGTGTTAATTCTCTTGCTTGAACTGCTTTTCCAGGATTAAATAGCATCCTAAGAAACTTCTTATCTTCGTTGAAGTCATCGTAGTATGGGTTTGTATTGAAAAGTGTTGGGTCGTATACCATTTATTTTAAAATCCTATCAATATTTTAATTTCTTCGTCTTGTTCAGCAGTTCTAGAAATAGGCCTTATATTCTGTATATATAAGACTTCTCCAGACCCTATCTGTAATTCTGGTTCTGTAACAAAAGTTATTCCATCATTTGTTCTTGAGCCGCTACTAAATCCACCAGTTACAAAACTTCCTCTAACATCATTGAGATATAGGGCTCCACTTGAACCATCTTCGCTAGCAGACCAAGAAACTATTTTACCTGTTGTAATTATCCCAGAAGTTGCCCCTTCAGTGTTACTAAGATGTTCTTGTTGGAATATCGCATCAGCAACATAAGTACCTGACGCTAAATCTGGCGAACCACTAGAATCTATTATTTCAAGTTTTGTTGTAAGTCTATATGATTTTTCAAGTGTTTCTTCGTCCTGAACATCAGTTAATGTGTTTGACCTAGCAATATTTTGAAAACCATCTGAATTATTATAAAATTCAAATGTAAGTCCTTGAGCAGAACTATGGTGTTTAAGAAGTTCTCCCATTTTTCTTTCTACAACATTAGTTCCGGTCCATGTATTGGAACTCGGATTTCCATCTGTACCATATTCTGTTACTGTTTGGTCATCAACAAAGGAGTTTGCAGAAACATCAACAATGAGTTCAAATGGCCTGTGTGTTTCTGCAATAGCAGAAGCATTCCATGTATGAACTTTTCCAATCGCAGTTGCACCACTTGGTCCTGCTAAACCATTATGTTGTTTTATTGTTCTACCTGCTACGAAATCAGAAGTTGTTCCAGTTGCATCATCAGAAAAAACAATTCTAGTTAAATTGCTACCTGGAGTATCCACTTCAAAATTTCCTCGTACATCTGTAAGTTCTAGTGTCCCTAATTCTGGATTAGCCGCACTATAAGTCCAACTTTGAATAAGACCAGTTGCTTTAGTATTTTCCCCCATAACAGTATCGCCAGTTTTACCTGTTGGGGAAAGGAAAGAATCATCAGAAAATCCTACAGTTGAAAAATATGGTATTGCAACAGTTAGTTGCTTTCTTCTAGAAATTTCAGAACCGGCAGTCCATCCATCGTATGTTCCGCCATTAATTTTTGGATTTTTAACCAACATAACTTGTCTGATATCTTGACTTCCAGCCACAAAGTTTGAATCCGTTCCTTTTACAACTGTTCTAATCATTACTTTATCACTTTGGAAATCTTGAATAGAATTAAATGCATGACCATTTCCAGGAGAAATTTCACAAGTCAATGTTGGTCCTTGAATATCATTAGTTCCTATATCACCACCAGAAACTCCAATAGGTAATATTTTAGGAACTACTACGGTATAATTTTCTCCTGTGTTTAAAACAGATACACCAGTCAAACGACCATCCGAGTCGGTTACGGCAAGTGCGTCAGCACTGTTACCATCACCCTCCAAAACAATATTTGGCATAATTTGATATGTTGATACGGCAAATCCACCATCTCCCGAAGAAATTGCTTCCGTTAAGGGAATATTAAATTCTGCTTTTCTTCCATCATTTGTATATTTTACAATTTTTCTTTTTTGTCCTGTCCCAGGTCCAGAATTAATGTAAAGAGAATATCCAACATAATAATCATTGGTTTGTGCCCCTTCTTCAAGATAAGCATATGTTACTCCGGCTTCTGAATTATCTTGAATCTCTTTTGTTGTGTTTGGAGGAGTAGATTTTATCCACTGTGCGGGAACAAAAGCACTTGATGGTGCAGTTATATTAATATGCTCTATAGTTCCTTTAACCGAACTTTGTTGAGCATTCCATTGATTTAAAAAAGTATCTGAATCTGTATTGGTATATTGAATTGGAATATATTCGTTAGTCAAAAAGTCTTTACTGTCGTCTGTTACTTTGTAAATAAATTTCCATCTATATCCATCTTCTAATGTAACAACATCTGATATAGTGTGAGAAGGTTCAAATTGTGATACTGGTCCCTCTGCACCTGCACCAGTATTTCCTATACATTTATAAACATTGCCAGTAGATGTGTATACATAAAATCTTTTTTGAGTTCCAGAAAGAGTACCAAACATGTCTTCGGATGAAGAATATTGGTCATATGTAATCCCATATGTCCAGTCATTTCTAGGAATCATTCTATAAATGTTTCTAGAAGAAATTCTCTTTGCCCCAACGGAATCTCTAAGAGCCTGAAATCCTCTTTCGGTTGAATCTATATTAGCCGATGGAGTATTATCATCTGCTGTACCATAGGGTCCAGCAGATGCAGGTCCAGTGGTTGCCCAACTGTCTACTTTACCAAACACCAAGAAGTATTGGTCATCAGAATCATTGTCAAAAGCCTTCTCGAAATTACTCGCGAAGGTTGTTTTAAATTCTTGTTTTAATGCATCAGATGCCATGTTTATCTCCTATACTATATATCACGCGCCTTGCGTGTACCCACCAGTAACACTCGATTCACTATCTCCACTATGATAAATCCAACGGTCGCTGCCCGCGGCAGGTATCTGAACAATATCGTCCAGTTTTAGATTTTTAATTTTATTTCTAATTATTTCATCAGCCCCTATTACGGTAAAATTATTTGTTATGGATATAGTACCATTATAATTATTTATTTCATATATGGTGCCTGCTCCAAAATTGTGTGTACCAATTTGCTGAATTTTTAAAACTCCTCCTGTGCCACCAGATGCAGACGGAATCCAATCTTGAACAATACCTTCTGCCGAAATTCCCTGATTATCAGGGTCTTGCTGTTGTACATAATTTCCTATAGAATAATCATATCCTGCTGTGTATGGGCTTGTGTGTGTAAAAGTTTTAACATCGAGGGTTTCGCCAATAGTTGTTGATACTGATTGAAAAGATTCGTTAATTATCCAATGAGTTATTCCGCTCTCTTGTGATGAAGTTGCACCAGAACTTAATCCACCGGCAGGACCAGTAGCATGTACAACCGCGTCCCTTTCCAACACTGTTCCATTTCCAACTGTAACTGCTCTGATGTGTCCTGTTTGACCAGTTTGAGCCTCAAAAGTATTACCTACTGTAAATCCTAGAGCAGTTCCACCCCCATGAGAATAAACAAAAAGAACTCCACCTGTTGATGAACTTCTATGCCATCCAAATATAGTTCCTGTGCAACCTCCACCATGCGAGTCAAGAGTTATGCCAGCAGTAAACGAACCAATAGTATATCCACCAGTTATATTACCATGCTCAATTGCCAATCTACCACCAGTATTTCCAAGACAATGACCGGCAGCAGTTGAGCCTGGATTGAATCCTACAGGATATAAATCTATGGCAGAACCAGAACCAGTCGCACCTCTCAAATTGTCGTGTGTGTCTAAAGTGTACGGTGTGTAATGTCCAACAAGAGGAGGTTCAATTGCAACAATTTCTGTGTGATATGGAACAGCACTAGATACTATATTAAGTAAAGAAATATTGCCAAATAATCTTGTTCCGCTGGGGTGAATTGTTTTTAAAACTTGGTTTTTATAACTTTCCAAAGCGATTTCTGTTTTTAAAACATAAGAGAACTCAGAATATTTTTCATTATCTCTTGAATATTTGTTTGAACTCAATTTACCATCATTGTTTAACCAATATCCAGGATAAACACACAATGCTTTCAACGAAGCATTTCCTGATGCACTACCATCGCCAGAAGTTGAACGAAAATATACTGGAACAGTATCGTCTAATGTATTGGTTGTATAGTTTGTACCGAAATTTTTAATTATAACACTTTGTATTGCACCAGCATTATTAACTTTATCAACTTCAAATTTTGCCCCTTTACCAGAAATATATTCATTAGAATTTTCATCAATTATTACCGTATCCCCAGACCTATATCCCGCTCCTCTAGAATGAATATTAATGACGGCTGGAACAGAATAAATATCTTCTTGAATTTTATTATTATCATCATCTAAACCTTCAATTTTATTTCCCTGAAGAAATGTGCCATTTATATCTGTTAGAAACAATTCTGTTACGAAATATTGTTCGACATTATATTGAAGTATAGATTCTACGGTTGCAGATGCTTCAGATAACACCCCACTTCCGATAGCATCTTTTTGGATGATTGTTTTCTTTGCCAATTCAAATAATTTTGTTCCGTTGGTGCTTGTAACTTTAAGTGATTTTTTTTCTATCCATTTACCATCAGACACACGAAGTATATCTTCTTTGGGATAATAAAATTCAACATCACTATCGTGTAAAATTCTTAGAAAAAACTTATATGATTTTTCTGTTCCTTTACTTCTGTAAAAATCATTGATATTTTTAATAATTGTTTTTTCATTTAAGACATTACCAGAAGAATCGACTGCAAGGTTTTTAGGAAAATCTTTAATATAGACATCTTTAAAATATTCAATAAAAGAATCTAAACTTTTATCAACATCAATTAAATCAATCAAAGCGACAGAAGTTCCGTGAGGATTTTCATTTTGTTCCGTCCATTCATAATATGCTTCCATAAAGTCTACAAATTTAGAATGGTTGTTATCAACAAAACCAGGCAATATTTCAGATACAACACTGGAAATTTTATTACTTATACTTGCTGTTGCACCCGAAAGAAGAGATACAAATGTATACGGCTCCTGGTCCTGTCCATCACCTCCACCTTGTCCTATAATTAGTGGCATCTATTAATATCCTGAACCACTGGAACTGCTACTAGAAGAACTTGTTGAAGAAGAAACAGAAACACTACCAGATGACGATTCACTATTAATACTATAAGGAGAATAAGATTCCACAACAGTTTGAACAGAATCAGAATCATTTAAGTCTATTGCAATAATTCCATTTCTTTCAGATATAATATCTTTACTTTCTGGAACGATATCTATTTTCAAAAGTGTTCCATCAACAGAAACAGGCATAAAGTCTTTTAATGAAATTATACCTTCACTATAATCTATTGTACCAGCAGTTTTATTTAGATATGACTTTACCGAATTGATAACTTCATATATTCTGATATTTCCTTCTCCGTCATCGTCCAACAAAGCATTTACAACAGTCCCATCAAGTTTGGTATATGTAAAGGCGTTACTTTCAACTACAGGCATATGACCAGCATGTGGATGATAAATTTTATTACCAAAATCTATGGTATATGTTTTTGACTTACCAACCGTTACCTCTATTCTTTTTTGTATTTTAATAGAAGTTTCATTTCCTAGAATAGAATCATCTGCATCATCAAGAACTTTTACAAATTTAGAATATCTAAAATTTCTATTAAATCGTTCAAGTTCAGAAACAGAATATGATATAATATAAGAATCGACTAATGTTTTAATATCACTTGTACTTTTTGTTGTGGTATTAGAATCATATGAAATATTACTTTTTACTTTCATGTAGATATAATTTGGGTCAACAATTTCTGGGATTATACTAACAAGATTTTGTGTTTTTAATAAGTTTTGTAAACCCAATTTATCTTCTTGACTTAACACAGTCCCGCTGGTAGGTTTAACAGAAATCAATACCTTTCCATATTCTGGTGGATTATTATTTTCTCCTCCCCAAACGAATACATCGCCGGCATTACTATAATTTTGAGATATAAATGTTTTATAGTCGTTGGTTGTGACGGACCTATTTTGAGATTGGAATGCTTTGGGCGCATTAAATTTAATTTCATTAATGCTTTCTTTCCCTCCACCACCTGCTGATGCAGAAACTACACTTATGTTTGCAACATTGATATCAGAAGAACTGAATGTTCTAGAATAAGTCGTATCTTGCGAACCAATATCGTTTGCCAAAACTCCATTTGTAATTAAGTATTCAAGAACAATTACATTACCATCAGACAATTTAGTTCCAAGAATACCATCACCAAAATATATTTCATATAATCCATTTTCTACTTCTTGTGTATAATATGCTTTGGTGGTGCTTGTAAGACTTGTAATATCAGATACAGCAGACCACGAATCTGTATATCCAGTTGTGTCATTAATAGAAGTTTGGACACGAACACCTAAAGTAGACATATCAACATCTTTGGAAGAAATTATAAACTTTTGAGTATCAATATTATTATCAACTACAAAACTTTGATTCCTCCATGTACCTTCTTTTAGTGTTACATTTCTTATTACTTTTTGAGTAGCATTTAATGTTTCAAAATCGCCGGCATCTGGGTTGGTGAATGTATAAGTAGTTCCGTCCCTTTGACATGTAAATTTTGACCGTTTTGTTAATGTTGTTGTAGTTGTTGTATCGTCATTTATAGTAATATCTACAATAGCCTCGGCCGAAGTTTTAGACGATGGGGTGTATCCTAGAGATTTTGCATGGGAAACAACTGAAGTTCTTTTTATTGCACTGTCCAAGAACATTTCGTTCGCGACCATATTATTATAAAATCCTTGATAATGGGTCACATAAGAAAGAAGGTCTAGAAGTATAGAAATTCCAGAACCCTCGAAATTAAAATCACTAAATTCATCAAGACCACTAAGATAATTTTTTAAATTTTCTTTTATAGTAAGAAAATCTAATTCATTCACTTTAATTTTTCTGTCATTTGCCATTATCGTAACCTCTTTAAATTTAGTAGCACTGTTTCCACTTCTGGTTGATTTTTAATACCATACCTTATAGTTATCTTATAACTCTCTTCATGCCCCTGTACCCCAACTTCTATTAATTTAATTCTTGGTTCGTTTCTTGTTAGTACTTCACTAATTGATTTTTTTAATTGAATGGTTATTAATGGGGTTGCTGGCTCAAACAAAAGATTTCTAACAGTAGAATGTATATGTGGTTGAAAAGGCTTTTCGTAAATTCTCATGTATATCAAATTTCTTACAGACCTTTTAACAGCATCCGCTCCAACTTTTTGCACGACATCACCAGACACTGGATGAGGTATAAAATCCAAGTCTAAATCTTTATATCTGTTATAATCTGAAATACCAGCCATTATATTTATTTATACCTTAATTGAATCCCTTGAAGCCTTATTTGTTAATTCTACTTCAATTAATGTTTGTGTTCTCTCCATCCAATCTACAATCAATTCAAAATCCTTAAGTGCCTCTTCCGCTTTTGCCTCTCTACACCAATGAATCATAACAAACCCTATAATAACCGAAGATTGTTTAATAGGCAAAACACCATATGCTATTGTATTTGAAGATTCTAAATATTGTTTGGTATAAGATTCTTCCAAATCATCAACGAAATATACCGCAACATTATTATCTTTTATATGCTTTAAGAGGAGCATAAACATACTCATAAGTAAGTCTTGACTTCTTTTCTGTTCTCCTGCTACTCCACTTGCCAAGGATTCATGAGTTAGTGAAAGTCTTTTCATTCCTGTACCGTTAAAAAACTCACCACTGTTGTGAAATTGAGTTAATTGAGTCCTTGCACAATCAACCTTTAATCTTAATTCAGTAAGAGATTCCTGAATTTTGGTGTGAGTCATCCAAAAATCTGGAGGATAACAAAGTAGAGGGGAAACAATGTCCTTCTCTTTCCTTTCCTTCTTTTTCTTCTTTTTTACTTTTGTAAAGAAATAAGTGGCCATGCCCGTGAAAACAGCGCCCAAAGTTAATCCTATCTTTATAAACATGTCCCAAATTTCTGGTTTCATATGCTACCCTTTTTTTACTATTATGTAGGATTTTTTTCCGATTCAACAATTTCTAATTTTGCTTTAACGCCGGGTGTAAGTACATTGTCCATACATTTTCCGCCAAAACATGGGTCTTGTGTGCTACTCATTATCATATTACCCAAACTAAACTTCTCCACATACCTTAGTGCTGAAGTGTAAGAACTATTATCTGCCGATATAAAATTTGCCACCGAGGATGACGCGGCGCTGATTAATGTTTGTACTTCAGCAACCGATGCCGTAAATCCCTCTGGATATTCATTTGCACCGCTTGATGTAACTCCAAGATTAAGTGAAATTAAATCTTTTACAGAATTATTAATTGTATCAGTTACAGAATTTAAAACACTGGATGCTGGACCAAGTATACTATTAAAGACAGGACTAAAATTATCTTCATTTTTTTCTAGTATAGATTCTCTTGCAGCATTATTTGCCGATGCAATTCCATAAAGACCCATAAATCCTGGTTCATCGTTCGGACCTAATGCAGTTAAATTTTTACCAGATATTCTATTTGAATGTGTATTATATGAACCTACTTGGTCAGACAATGACGAGATTGATGCAGATAGTCCAGACCACTGTGGTAAATCTGGATACTGAACAGAATTAAGCAAACTCTGCGTTTCAGATATTGAAGTATTTGTTGAATTTATAGAACCCTTTACTGGATTTAAAAATGCATTACCGTCCATAACTGTTTGAATTAAATCTTTCTCGGCATCCGTATATTTCGCTGCCTGTATTGTACACCCTTCTGTTGGAAAAATACCCATAATTAACCTCCTGCCCTAACATTACCTGAACCATTACAGGGATGGCCACAACTTGCAATGTCTAAAGATTGACGAACAACTCCTCTTCCATTTGCCCTAACAGTTGATGAACTTTTAATCACCATAGGACTGCTGTGTGGACTTTTGCCATGTCCCGAAACTGATGCTCCATCCAATGCAACAGGCATCCCATTAACCCTTACTGTACCGGCGCCGGTTAATATAACGCCTCCTGCTGTATCTAAATATGCTCTTGTAATTCCAAGTCCCATTTATTTCTCCTAATTTAAATCAATCGATGAACCTCTTAATCTCATAGGTCCGTCTGATATTAACTGCATTTCACCGCCAGAATGAATGTGTATATTTCCTTCAGAGGCTATATTTAAACTACCTTCTTCACTATGAATGGAAACATCACCCTTCACGGTTTGTTCTACTTTACCTTCAATTTTTTCTGTAACATCCCCCTTCACTTGCATATCAACATTTCCTTTGACATAAAGTGTAAGATTACTTTCTTCTTCATCATCTCCGATAATAACATTTGCATCGCCTTTTATATGAACGAATTTATCTCTGAGAATAATTTCATAATCATCCATTTTGACCTTTGTTACTTTAGTTCCATCTGGATGAATTTCTTCAAAAGTTCCAGAGGTATGATATGTGTGTATTCTTTCTTTGCCTTCCGTGTCATCAAATTCTTGTATGTGGCCACTTTCAGATTCATAAACATTATTATATGGATATGTTGGGTCATATGGTGTTTGCGGTTCTGACCACAACCCACCTTCATTTGCAATTGGATGGTTAATGCTTACATCATTCAATTTCTTTTCTACTACTGTATCCTGTGTTACACCTCTTGCCAATCTGTTGGTGTCTTGTTCTCCTAAGAAATCTAATTTTGGATATTTTCCATTTGGGTCATTAAATCCATATTCTACATCTGATTCAACTTGTGGTACTCCCCCAACAGTTCCAATTAATATTGGGTCTTGTGCATTGGCGCCATCTCTAAAAAATCCTACAACCCATGAACCTTCTACAGGACCCAATGGAGTATATCCTATTCCATTCATAGATGCCGAAGTCATAGGTTGCACTGGTGTTGCCCAAGGCAAATCTTCAGTGGGTATGTCAATTTTATTTTGAGTGTGTAATCCTAAACATCTGACTCTACACCTTCCAAGTTCTAATGGGTCTTGTCTGTCTTCCACAACACCCATAAACCAAACGAAAGAATCTTTTCCCATATAATTAAGCATGATACACCCCACCAATTCCTTTTTCTTCGCCACCTTCATGCACAAACTCATTTGGTAGACCCCACCCATATGAGTCTTTACATAATTTCATATGCATTTGATGCCCACTGTTCGGTGTTATTGTATGTTTTATTTTTGTGATTAAATAAATTCCACTAACCATAGTATCTAAACCGCTATTATCCTCACCACCTGTTACATCTGGTGCTTGTACTGCAACTTTATCTCCCACTCTTCTATTTGAATCGCCAGCGACAACAATTTCAATAGAATTAAATTGTAAATGATTTAATTCGGCATCATGTTGTTGTAAGTGATTCCATGTTGCTTCATTATCTGGATAATCTATAGTTTTAAGACCATCTACATCACTAACACCGCCATGTATTCCAGTGTGTTTTGGTGTCATATAATTCCTTGCATCTGGTTGTACTGAAAAATGGTCTGTTAATTGTGGTAATAGTGGATATCCGTTTAAGGTTTTCGTTGGTTGGAAATTTTTATTATAAGAATACAAAAAGTTTTCATACGATTTAGTAGTTATATCATGTATTAGTAATGTAGAAGACCATGTTCCATTTAATGATTCTGTACTTTGGTCGAAACCTTTGACTAATATTCTTTCAATATTAGTTAAAGATTTTTGTAAATCCATTTCTGGACCATCTTCTTCTCTAGCCTCAGAAGACCTAACAGGAAGTGATGAATATGTTGCTACTACAGGATTATTATATAATGATGCCAAAGAAACAAAATTAAACCCATCCAAGTCTTGATAATAAACATAATTAGAACTTGGATAGTGTCCAAGTGATACTGCTTTTCTTCTTAACCAATTAATTGCAACATTGGGTTTCCATCCAGGAATAACTACTTTATAATCTCCCATAGTTTGTTCAACATTTATTTTTATAGCATTTGAACTAATATCTTGATTGATATAAGTTTGGAAAATTGATTTTACAGTAGAGGAAATAGTCCCAGAATATGATTTACTAACTCCTCTGAATATATTGTTTATAAAAGAAGAACTAACAAAATGCAAATCATACATTTGTGATTTTTTATCATCTAATTGGACTTTATCAGAAATTTTATCTATAGTAAAAACTTGTGTAATTCTCGGTAATCCAGGAGTACCAAAAGTAATTACCAGTAATTCATGTCCAGTTAAACATAAATTTGTTGGTAGGTTACTAACATCAAGTGATGAAATTCTACCAGATAAAGAACATTCAAATATATCTTCATGTAATTCAAAAAAATCCAAATGGTCTATTATACTAACATCCAACCCACTGAATGATATAATTCTAACATCATCAATACGAACATCGTGATGTCGGTTGTACATTTCAAGGTCGAACCCGCCATTCAAGAAGTCGTCAGTATTTTGTCCGAAGTTTGTATCTACCATTATCTTCTAATCAACATTTTAAATTCATCATTAATGGAGGGGATATATTCTGGTCTTAACAAATAAATGCTTCTTTTGGATTCATTTAAATCTGACTCATACTTTTCATTAGTTATTACATAATCGTTGGTACTATTAAAAGAATACCCATATATTAAAGTATCTACAAATGCGGCACCATCAGCCAAAGAAACTTGAGTAATTCCGTTATATTGTGAAAGAGGGTCTAACCACATAGACGCGGTAGCAGTACCACCGCCAATATCATCATATCCAGCAGTTGCAGACCCACTTGTCCCAAAGTGATGTAACGCCTGTGTAGAATCGGATACAACTCTTTCTATTGTAGCACCCGCAACATATTGATTCCAGTCTGTACCACCATCAGAGTTGTATGCTTGAATGTGGTCTTGAGTTTTAAAATTTTCGCCCACTCCCAATTCAGATATTACTAACTTTCTATATGTTGGGTCATATTCTTTTACCACTCCTCCCCAACCAGTTTCACCACTACTGGTGGTCATAAGAGCAACTGTATCCCCCCATTTAAAAGTCCCAGTTATACCCTCACCCAAATATAAAGTTACACCTTTATATTTCTTCTTTATAAATTTTTCAAATTTGTTTGTACTAAGAGGCCAGTCGAACAACGGGTCGATTATATCATTAAACATAAGGACGACCCAATTATAATTTGATGAACCGTATAATGAATTTGATAAAGATTCTGGGGTTTCTCCATCTTTTATGTTATATTTAAAGAAATGTTGAGAACCTGTTTTACCCCTTTCCGAAAATCCGGCCCTTCTTAGTATATCAACTGCTACAGAAACCCCAGAAGTTGCTCCAGTACCGTTTCTTAAATTTATTTTTGGAAAATTTTGAAAATACATAAATTAATACCCTTTGGCTACCATACCTGAGTCTAAAAGTTCCATCTCTTCAAATGTCAAAGACATAATCATATTAGTTGGCGCGCCATTTTCAAAAGTAGAAAAAGAACCACTGGAAGCATAATCAACATTAACTTCTCTCAGCGCACATCGCCCAATTTTATTAATAAAATCATTTTCAACTGGTTCTCCATCTTGCATAGTGTAATATTTAATTTCAAATTCAGCAGGAAATCTATAGAATGCACCCGAACCAGCAGTCTGTGCCAATACTGGATATGCATGTTTTTTAAACATTTTAATTATCTCATACGCCCTTGCAGATTCTGTGGGGTTTCTTGGAGAAAAGTTAAAGTTAAATTCAAATTTTCTTGAAACTGGTTCTCTAAACATAAGTTGCTTTCTTGGGTTGGGCGCTATTCGCATTGCACCTTGTATGGCAACATCAATATTACTGTTTGTCCCCATTAAACTTGCGACCTGGTCAGCAACTTTCGGCGCAGTTGATAACCCAATATTAGCAACGGCACCAGTCCAGTCATTTATTATGTTTTGAATAAATCTCATATCTTGTTGTTCATATTCTAAAATAGACATTGCATTAATTTTTTGAGGCATATACATAGCAATAGTATCCATACTTTTTACATGTGCTTTTCCTATTCTGGTAAGTCTTCCAGTTTGTGTTGCATCACCAAATTCAATATCTGCTTCTGCTTGTCCTGCTGCCTTAATTGCATTCTTAACCTCAGTCCACTGTGCTTGGGCGGCCGCTTCTTGTTCAGTATTCAAAGCATATCCGCCTAAATCTGCCCCTACTCCCCATGCTTTAAATGCGGCATAACCGCCCACCGCTAGTGCAATGAAAGGTCCAACTTTTGGTAAGTTTCGCAGTCGTGTCGACATTGTTGAAAGTTTAGTAATTCCTTTGGCAGTTAATAATGTAGTAACCCCAAATGTCGTTGCACTAGTAAGTGCCCCACCTAGTAATTCGTTTGTTTCTCCACTTTCATATAGTGCTAATTCTTCTGGGGTCATAGCGCTTTCTATGCCATTATAAATGTTAAATACAACAAAATGCTTCATGTCTTCAGTCCCCACATTTTCTGGAAATTCCAATAATTTCCCAGAACCAAATCCACCACCGCCTACTGTGTGCGCTACATTTGTCCCTCCCATTCTCTCGTGGTCGTAATTTAGATGGCCGTGTAATTCTGGGGACCAGAATCCTTCGAGGGATTTTCTTGCTCCCATTGGCGCAGAAGCAACCTCAATTGGGTCTGTGAAGGGATTGAACGCCGCACCGTGTTGTTCGTTGGTTGGCAGAGTTGAAGTCATTATAATTTCTCCTTTAAGTTGTTAAAATTATTTAAACCATCATACATATTTATATATGTCATATAAAGGAAGATACAAACCAAAACAACCTAAAAAATATATTGGTGACTCAACAAAAATTGTATATCGCAGTTTATTAGAAAAAAGATTCATGCTTTACTGTGATAAAACAGACGCCATATTAGAATGGGGCTCAGAGGAAGTTATAGTACCATATAAATCACCAATTGATAACAGAATGCACAGATATTTTGTAGATTTT